GCTGCTGAGGCAGGAGAATATTATAATATGCGAATCCCAGTAGCAGCTGAAGCCAAAGATGGCATTAACTGGGGAGAAACACACTAATGTATGAAAATTTTATGCGATGCAGACTTCATCGTCTACAAATCGTGTGCTGCTGCAGAAACTGAAGTTGACTTTGGTGACGATGTTATTCTTGTCACTAGCAATTTTCGTGATGCATACGGAGCCACAAAGAGAGAACTTGCCAAACTTGAAAACAAACTTGGGTCATTCTCTTCTATGATACTGTTTTTTTCAGACAGTACAAATTTTAGAAAAAAAATTCTACCTGAATACAAAGGTCATCGAAATCGTAAAAAGCCTTGTGGTTATAAACGTGTTATAAATGCTCTCCGAAAAGAGTATAAGGTTATTATAAAACCGGGGCTTGAAGCCGATGACAGTATGGGCATTTATGCTACAAAATACCCCGGAAATATAATTGCCTCACCTGATAAAGATATGAGGCAAATTCCCGGACAATTATATAATTTTGATGAAACATTCACAGTCAAACACAATCAAGGAGCGATTTGGCACCTTATTCAAACGCTTAGTGGAGATCAAACTGACGGCTATGGCGGAGTCCCTGGAATTGGTGTCAAACGAGCTGAGACATTATTTAAAGAAAAAGGATACTCTTGGCGAACAGTAATCGAAGCTTTTAAAGATAAAGGATTGACTGAAGAAGATGCCTTAGTCAATGCTCGCCTAGCAAAAATCTTAACAGTAGATGATTATGACTTCAAAAATAAGCGACCTAAATTATGGTCCCCCACCGCCGATTACAAAATTGACGATGGAACAAGATCTAAAGTTGAGGCAACTTGAGATTCGATTAGAAAGTGGAGAAGTAGATTATAAAGATATCGTTACAGTATTTTTAGCCATGCAAAAACAAAACTTTGTTATGGCTAATTCCATCTTAAATTTAATTGAAAAATGGCCAAAGGTCCCACCTACTATCAACGAGGATCTATCGATGTTTGGGATTTTGTTAGACAACAGAACCTAAACTTTCACCTCGGTAATGCTATTAAATATATTTGCAGAGCAGGTTATAAAGATAGCAAAATACAAGACTTAGAAAAAGCAATCCACTACCTAGAAAACGAATTAGAACATGAAGAAAACCTTCTTATCCGCTCAGGCGAAGGAATTCCGATCCCGATACAACATCAACAACAAGATCTCGAGAGAGAGTCGTTCATATCAGAAAAATCTGATTGTTGAGGAATTTAAAGAGTTCATTGAAGCTGATGGCATGATGTTCAGAGCTGGCAGTCCTCCTAAAGAGGAAGCTTTAAAAGAATTAGCTGATCTAGTCTATGTTTGTTATCAGTATGCTGAAAATATGCAATGGAATTTAGATGAAGCATTAGATAGAGTACACAAAAGTAATATGTCCAAACTCGGAGAGGACGGTAAACCAATATACCGAGAAGACGGCAAGGTCTTAAAAGGACCAAACTATTCACCACCTGATTTATCTGATTTAGTTTAAAGAAATGAAAGCAGAACTTATCTCCCGCACTGGTCGGGTCCAATCATGGTTGGATAACCCAGAATCAAGACTCCCAGTGAGCTGCACCGTTTTCGTCGTAGAAGATTCTATGGAGGGAAAAGATGGAATTGAAGCAAGCTGGAGATTCGTCTCTCATGCACTCCGACATGGAGCTGGAGTTGCAGTGCATTTATCAAAGCTCCGACCCAGAGGCCACGAAAACGGAAAAGGTCTTACGGCTTCTGGCCCTGTATCATTCGCAAAAATCTACTCAACATTAAATGAAACACTTAGAAGAGGTGGCGTCTATAAGAACGGCGCTGTCGTGGCTCACTTGGATATTGATCATCCCGATATCCTTGAGTTCGTGCGCACTCCTCGAACTGAACTCCCTTGGATCAAAAGGACGGTCAATCTTGATCCGAGAAAATGGCAAGACACAGATAATAAAACAAAAGATGCCATCCTCTTCGGTATTAAGTCCGGGGACATCTGGCTTAACAAAATAAGATACGATAAAAATGGCGAAAGAATCTATGGCAACGTCTGTCTTGAGGTTTACCTGCCCTCACGTGGCACATGCTTGTTACAACATGTCAATCTCAGTGCCTGTGAAATCGGAAGAATCAAAGAGGCTTTCTCTATTGGTATGTCCGAATTGTGCAGCCTCCATGGTAGGACAAACGTTGGAGCAACTGGAGAATATTTGCCGAGTGATACCGACAGGCAGGTCGGACTTGGACTCCTTGGACTCTCGAATCTCTTAAGAAGATATCAAGTTACTTATGCACAATTTGGTGAGGCACTAGATAATGTCAATTTTGGTAAGCCTGCTGATGGTACAGCTGGCGCTATTGCTACTGAGCTCTACAAGGGTATCCAGTTAGCAGCTAATATTGCTAGAGAACAATATATGGTAAGGGCGTTTGCTATTGCACCTACTGCCTCTTGTTCTTATAAGAGTAAAGATTTAGATGGGTACACAGCTACCCCTGAAATAGCACCTCCTATCGCTAGGAGTGTAGATAGAGATAGTGGTACATTTGGTGTACAGCACTACGATTATGGCAACGTAGAAATTGCCAGCGAAGTCGGCTGGGACGCATATAAGCGTGTAGCAGACGGCATCGTGACGATGTTAAATAACACGGGACTTCTTCACGGATACTCATTCAACTCTTGGAGTGATGTTGTAACCTACGACAATGCGTTCGTTGAGGAGTGGTTAGCTTCACCCCAAACCTCCCTTTACTACAGCCTGCAAGTTATGGGAGACGTACAAGATAAGACAGATGCGTATGCAGCATTAGATCAAAGTGACGTTGACGATTACTTACAGGATATTCTCAGTGAACCTGAGCCGATAACCTGTGATTGTCAAGAATAATGAAGAAAGATCCTTATGAAAAACTACTCGGGAGAAAGCGAAAGTGGACTCCCGTTCAAACCACCGCTGGAGAATTAAAGCATGGAGCCGAAGAGACCATCTACCGTGCTCTCGCAATACGTCATATGGAGTTACCAGTTGGTACCTTTATTGCGGAGGGACTTGAAAAAAATATTCCCGAAAACGCTAGAAAACTATTAGAATCAAACGTAAAGGACGAAGAAAATCATGACCTTGCTCTTGGGTATATTGCTAATTCAATTGGGGTTGACCCTACCGCTGAGGCTGAAGCCTTACGACTTCGATCAGCATGGGAGCAACACCCCGACCACACCATAACGAAAGCATTGGTAGCAGAACGTGCAATATTTTTCGTACTTCTTCCCTTCTTTCGTTTTAACGGCGATGCTGGTCTTAGGACTGTCAGCGCCGACATCTCTCGAGACGAACAAATACACGTGGCCGCTAATAGCCTTGTATGTCACGAGTTGGGCTTATCTCCTAGTCAATCTTTGGATAAACTTAGGAAGGCCACCATTAACTGGGTTCTTCAACCCCTAGGTATAAATACTACCGATAGATATTTGGACAAAAATTTTTGGCTGGATGCGTCAGACCGATTAATGTATGAGGGCAAAGCCCCACAATTTTCTGAGACACAGAGAGCTAGAATGCCCGCCTTTTTTGAACATGCAAATACAAACCTCCCACAGTACGCTTAACATAGGTCTTACTGTAGAGAAACTTCTATCAGAATTAGAAGAAAAATTTCCACCCGTAAATCCCCACCCAAAAGAACAAATAGAATCCATCATGTATAAAGCTGGACAAAGATCAGTAACTGAATGGATTCAATCACGACTCGATGATGAGGTACTTTAATTATGTGTTGGTGGCCCGGTAAAAACGCTGCTAGAGACGCACGAAAAGCTGCAGCTAGAGCGGCTGCACAAGCTAGAGAAGATGCTGAAAAACAAGCAGCAGCAATCAAAGCATCAAACGATAAAGCACTTGCTGCTATGCAAGCTGCAATAGATAAGAAACCTGATCCATTAGATTATACTCCTAGCCCTACTAAAGTTAAGAGTAATTTAGATGATGCTGCATCAGGAGTAAGAAGAAAGAAATCCCAAAAAGCTAAGAGAGGCTTGGCAGGACTTAGAATATCACTCAACCCTAGTGCTACACCAACTGCAGGACTAGGCGGATCAGGTAAAGCTAACGTATAAAAACAATGAACGCTAGAAAAAGGTACGATCACCTTACTAGGAACCGGACACAGTTTCTTGACACAGCTGTTCAATGCTCTAAGCTGACCCTTCCTTACCTCATTCAAAATGATGAGGGTAGAACATCACATATAAAACTAGATACTCCTTGGCAGTCAGTAGGATCCAAGTGTGTAGTAACATTAGCAGCAAAATTAATGCTTGCATTGTTACCACCACAGACTACCTTCTTTAAGTTTCAGATTCAAGATGATAAACTTGGAACAGAGCTACCTAAAGATGTACGATCTGAACTTGACTTAAGTTTCTCGAAACTTGAAAGGAATGTAATGGATTCTATTGCTGCATCCAGTGATAGAGTAACTATACACCAAGCTATCAAGCATCTAGTTGTAGGTGGTAACGCCCTTATATTTATGGGTAAGGATGGGCTAAAGCATTACCCATTGAACAGGTATGTTATAGAACGAGATGGAAACGGCAACGTAATTGAGATCGCCACAAAAGAATTAATTAACAGAGAGTTACTACCAACTGAGTTCCTAGCCCTAGAGGGTAAACCTAATCACCCCGGAGACTATGGTACCAACAGTACAGGTGGTCACACTGAAGATGTGGAAGTCTATACCTGTGTTAAGTTACGTGGTAACAAATGGGTATGGCACCAAGAGGCTTTCGATAAAATTATACCCGGTACTCAAGGTAAAGCGCCTAAGGACGCTAGCCCATGGTTGGTACTGAGGTTCAACTCAATTGATGGTGAGAACTACGGACGTGGTAGAGTAGAAGAGTTCTTAGGAGACTTCCGATCATTGGAAGCACTCTCTCAGGCACTCGTAGAAGGCTCTGCAGCGGCTGCAAAAGTAATCTTTACAGTATCACCCTCAAGCTCCACTAAACCACAGACCATAGCGGCTGCAGGTAACGGAGCTATCGTCCAAGGACGACCAGATGATATAGGTGTCATCCAAGTTGGTAAGACAGCGGACTTCCGTACAGCTGCGGAGCTGGCTAACCAATTAGAAAAACGTTTACTTGAAGCTCACCTAGTTTTAAACATAAGGCAGAGTGAACGGACTACAGCTGAAGAGGTACGCCTCACACAACTAGAACTAGAACAACAACTCGGTGGTTTATTCTCACTGTTAACTGTTGAGTTCTTAGTACCATATTTAAATAGGAAACTACTTACCCTACAAAGATCAGGGGAGTTACCACGTATACCTAAAGATATAGTTAAGCCTACTATCGTAGCAGGTATTAATGCTTTAGGTCGTGGACAAGATAGAGAATCATTAACAACATTCATTACAACGATCTCTCAAGTACTTGGTCCTGAAGCAATGACAAAGTATGTAAACGCTGATGAAGCTATTAAACGTCTTGCAGCTGCACAAGGTATTGATGTTCTTAACTTAGTTAAGTCCATGGATCAACAGCAACAAGAAGCACAAGCTGCACAAGATGCAGAGATGGATCAAACCATGGCTTCACAAGCTGGATCGTTTATGAATTCTCCTATCGCTGATCCATCTAAAAACCCTAATGCAGAGGAGATGATTAAGAATGTCACAGGTCAAGCCGACGAGGCCGAAGAGAGTCCGATCGAAGAAGACTTCGGTACAACAGAAGACTCCCCTTGAAGGCACAGATATAGCAAAACCCACCTCTTTCGATACCAATAAGTATAAGTATGCACAAGAAACAAAGGTAGGTGAACCATCAATTCACCCACCCGGAGGCATAGTAACCACAGTTGGTCTCGGAGGATTAAAAACAGAAACAAATTATGGCAGTCAACCTGACGTATGATCCTAGCGATGATCCAGATGCTATCGAAGCAGCCGAAGAAAGAGATGCTGCTTCTTTAGAAGTTGGAGAAAAGCTAGCCGAAGAACAAGACGAACTTCTAGCTGGGAAGTATAAAGATGCAGAAGAATTAGAACAAGCTTACATTGAATTACAAAAGAAACTTGGCTCTCAGGAGAAGGAAACTCAAGAGGAAACTGTTGAGACCGAAGATAAATCAGAAGATGTAGAAGATGATATAAATCCATTTGAAAATGATCCACAAGCTGATGTAGTTTTTAAAGCATCAGAAGAATGGGCTGAGAATGGAGAGATCTCTGCTGAAACACAGGAAGCTATCAAAGAAATGAGTGGTGAAGAGGTGATGGAAGCCTACACTCGTATCAATAAAATGGTAGCTGAAGGTGGTTATGAAGATCCCGGTGCTGATACTGCAGAACCTATAGGTGATGAAGAAATTTCAGCTATTCAAAATGCAGTAGGTGGTGAACAAGCCTATGCAAATATGATAGGATGGGCTCAAGAGAACTTTACTGAAGGAGAGATCCAAGCTTATGATGGAGCATTAGAATCAGGAAATCTTTCTACTATTAACTTAGCTTTACAAGCATTGTATTATAGATACCAAGATGCTGTAGGTACCGAAGGTAATAGCCAAGCCGAAGTAGTACGTGCTATGGGAGATCCAAGATATGAAAATGATCCTGCATATAGACAGGATGTTTATAACAAATTAGAACAATCAAACCTTAACTTCTAAGGAGAATTATTATGGCAATGGGTTTCGATCCAGATAGTACTTCTAATGTCGCAGATAATGGTGTGACATATGTAGTACAAGCATCCGGCAACAGCTGGTTCCTTGCACCTTATCGTGAGCAAGGTAGCATAGCAAGCTATGAACATGCTAAAGTAGCACCTAAAGGTACGGAAAGTGTCAATGCTTCTCCACCTAACACCGGAACCGGAGCAACTGGTTTCGATATAACTCCACCTACTTCCACTCGACACCTTTACACCAGTCAATACGATTAATGTCAACACTCACCTTACAAAACAAATCCAATTGGAATGAGTTCTGTGACTGGGTTACAAGCACCAACAACCGCCTCTACGTGGGGTGGTTCGGTGTCTTAATGATACCCGCACTCTTAACTGCAGCAACCTGTTTTATAATAGCGTTTATTGCTGCACCTCCCGTCGACATTGACGGCATACGTGAACCAGTCGCCGGATCTCTACTCTATGGAAACAACATCATCTCAGGAGCAGTGGTCCCCAGCTCCAACGCCATCGGAATGCACTTCTATCCCATCTGGGAAGCAGCTAATCTCGATGAATGGCTTTACAATGGCGGACCTTACCAACTCATTGTCATGCACTTCCTCATTGGCATCTGCGCTTACATGGGACGACAATGGGAACTTAGTTACAGATTAGGAGCAAGACCTTGGATAGCTGTAGCTTACTCCGCACCAGTATCAGCAGCCTTTGCTGTATTCCTCATATATCCATTCGGACAGGGGAGTTTCAGTGATGGT